TTGGAAGCCCCACCATCCGAGTGTCCTTCACGGCTTCCGTGACGTCTTCGTCGTCACCGATAACGACGATAAGGAAGACGGATCGAACCCTGGGCAGGACCTGGCGAGAAAGATCATCACGGATCTCCCTCACGCAAGGAATGTTTCTCTCCCGAAGGGGAATGACATATCAGATTTCGTTCATCAGAACGGGAAAGAAGCCCTCACTTCCCTGCTGGGCTTAAGCACCGCCGCATGACAGAAGACGAAATGGAGATGTTGTCATGGGCGATCCAGCACATCCAGTCGATTGGATTACGGATCATCAGCACGAATACGACAGAGGGGACTATCACTCTGTCCATCCACTCACCGACCACCCAGCGGTACGACGCCATGGGAAGGGCGTGGCACCAGAGCACTTAGCGGACTTCATCATGAGCATGGCTCGCATGAGTGCATCTCGAGTGCAGGGAATAGGTGCGGAGCAGTACGGAGGTGAGATCCAGAAGTTCGAGCGAATGTCGGCTTCTGAGATTTACGAGGCTCTGCTTGAGGAAGTCGCAGATATTTTCGCGTACGCGAGTTTCCTCGCCATCAAGGCTGGTGCTGCGCGATGAAGATCTTCATCATCTCCGACATTCAGGCCCCGATGGAAGACCGTCGAGCAGTAGCAGCGGTAACGGAGGCGGTGGCGGACTACCGACCTGACCTTCTTTTGTGTGTAGGTGACGAGGCCGACGCCCCCGAACCAGCACGCTGGAACAAGTCTTTCGCAGCGGAATATGCAGGTACCTTGCAAGCAGGTCTTGACAGGACCCACGACATCATGCGTGGGTTCCGTGAAGCAGCAGGTAAGAAGACTCCGTTCATCGTGATGCGTTCGAATCATGGTGACCGCATCGAGAAGTACATCTCCAAGTACGCGCCAGCTTTGACGGGCCTGCGCTCACTCGAGTACGAGGTTCTCCTCGGTTACGAGGAGTTGGGGATCGACTACAAGACGAAGCCGTACGAGTTCGTGAAGGGTTCGTGGCTTGCTCACGGTGATGAAGGATCCCTGATCCGCACGCCTGCGGGTACGGCTATGGGCTTGGCGAAACGCTGGGGTGTGCAGGCTGTGTTCGCTGGTCACACGCACAAGATGGGCATCCAGCATGACCACTTGTACTTGAACAACAAGCCAAGGGCTCTGCGATTCGGCATCGAGGTCGGGCATTTGATGGACCTCAACAAGGCTAACTACTTGAAGGCTGGCTCGGCGAACTGGCAGGCAGGTTTTGCCACGGCTGAGTTCGACAACGGTCGAACCTTCCCCGCTGTTCACCCAATCATCAACCGCCGCTTCACCTTGGAAGGTCGTACTTACCATGCGTAAGAGTGAGCGGAAGTGATCATCGACGAGGAGTTGATGAGTGATGTGCAGGCTGTCATATCGGGTGCGTCGCACGCGCTTGCGCGTGACTACCGCCTCTACACGCCAGCACAGGACATAGCGCAGGAGATGTGGGTGTGGTGCGTGAAGCACCCTGGAAAAATTTCTGACTGGTTGGATCGTGAGGAGAAAGCCGACCGTGCGCGTGGGATGAAAGCGTTGAATAAGACGCTGATGCGGCTGGGGGTTTCGTACTGTCGGCGGGAGAAAGCCGCCATCTCGGGTTACCACCCGTCTGACGAGTACTTCTACACGCGCAGCTTGATAGGTGCGCTACTCGAAGCCATCTGGAACGACAGCACTCTGGTCGTCAATGTCATAGATGACATGCCCAAGAGGAAGAAACTCGATAGCGAGGGGAACGATTTGCTGGCGATGATGTGTGACGTTGAGCGTGCCTTGAGTGTGCTCGATGGGAATCAGGTGGACCTGCTCATGCAGATCCACGTGGACAACATCTCTGTCATCGATCTGGCTGAGCGGGATGGCGTGACTCGGCAGGCTGTGGAGAACAGGGTGAGTCGTGCGCTCGATAAAATGATCACGTTCCTCGGGGGTGAGTACCCGTACTGAGGGGGCTGGGGAAAGCGGGTGAGACTCCCGCTTCCCCTCGGTTACTGCTTGCCTCACCCGCTATCAGCCTGCCGCCGTTGTCAGGCTGACAGGATCATTCTAGTTTGCATGTTGCTTAGGTTCTGTGCGACACGCCTTGATCGTTAGTCGATCCCACAGCATCCCGCACAGGATCCACAGGGGGACGAATCCAAGGAACAGGACCCCGAAGGTTCCTGGCTTGGTGGAGTCAACTCCTAGACCGTGAAGGGCTAGGAGTAGCGCGATGAATACGGCTGCTGCCCATGGGTTGGCGGTCACTCTGGTACTTCTACCAGACGTTGGATCACGCTTCTGGCTTGGCCTGGGCCAGGGCTGACGAGTTTGTCACGGGCTCGGGTGGCTTGCGCCTTCGATGGGTACGGCCCGAACGTGTACACCATCGACTGGCCCTCGACCTGCATGAGGACGGCGTAGGGCCTGTTGGCAGCCTTGGATACATGTTGCTTTCGGACCTGATCTAAGGCCTGTATGGCCTGCTCTGAGGCTTCTTCGAGGTTGTCCTGCGCTTGCATGAGGGCTTCCGCTACTGCTTCACGCTCTGCCTTCTTCACTCTTGGCATCTTTCTGCACCTCCTTGAGGCCGATGGCGGCGATCATCCCCCAAGTTCGCCAGTACTGGTAGGAGTTCGTTTGAGCACGCGGGTTGCCTTCGATCATCGAGCGCACAAGGGACACACCTGCCTTTCTGCCGAAGTTCAAGCCAGACTCCCACGCATCCATGAACACCGTGGGCTCTGTGATCGGGGTGAACCACCCGTCGTCGGGTGGTTTCACGTCAGGTGGTCTCATCGCGCTTCCTCTCCACGCACATCACGAACAGGGCGTACTTCTCTGGATCCTGCGGGTCAGGTTTCACCTGAGCCTCGAACTTACCGACCTCCCTGTACCCGTCCAGCCTGCCATTACGAATGAGGCTGGCTCGTGACAGGGCGGTGTTGTAGTTGTCGTACTGAGCGACGTTCGCCCATCGACCTGGCCTTGCGGCCACTCGCTTCGCGAGCTCGAACGCTTGCGCGTACCTGCCCGACCGTTTGGGTGGTGACTCCCACCTGAACTCGTGCGTCATTCCTATTGTTCTCCTTCCAGGAGTTCCTTCACATCCGCAAGAGCGTTTTCCACCAGCACGTCGAAGGGTGCTCCCATAATCAGTTGACCAAGTACGGTCAATCGAGCCATCAACTGCCATGCCATGATGGTCTGGTCGTCATCGTCGCAGCCACCACCGTCCGCGAACTCTCCTGTGTGGTGCTGGTAGTCGTAGACGCGCTGCCATGCCACGTCCACAGGGTGCTCTTCCTCTTCGGTGCTCATCTGAAATTCCTCCATTGTGTGATGTCGTCCCAGCAGCAGCGGCACACCTCGACGTGGTGGTCCGCTATGAACGTGGAGTCCGCACCGCAGCAATCGGTGCGAACGTCCCAGTAACCGGCGTCTGGTTTGTACAACTCAAGGGCAGACGTGGTGCCGGTGGTCTTGTTGCGGTTGTGTGGGCAGGTGCTCATGCGATGGTGATTGCTTCAACGCAATCAAGATCGACGACAAGAGGGTTGTCGAAGTCGAAATATCCCAGGTCATCCCCTGCGTGTGGGCTTAGTTTCAGGCCGTTGCCCCAATAGTCTTCGGTCAAGCGCATGACTTCACCAACAATCGTCGTGTCGTTGGTCATGCGAACTTCGACAACCCATCCGCTGAGCACCGATACCAGCGTGTCGTAGTCGGCGTTCCCGCTCAATCGAATGTCGGGCATACGAGCCTCGCGTTTGATCACTTCGCCTCCTTCGTGATTACGTACAGAACTTCCTTTTCAAGAATCGCCTGCATGATTGCGTTCAGCATTCTCATGCTGCCGTTCAACTCCTTCAGTTCCATCTCAATCTCTGACACGTCAGTCATTGCTACTCCTTCTCGTCGTGGCACTTGCAGTCGCAAGTGAGTTCGATTCCAAACACGGACCATTCAGGACCAGAACACCTGTCACATTCCCTCTCCTGCCCACGGTGGTTCTTGCACCACGAGGAGACAGGCATCAGTCATTGCCTTCGACAACGATCGTGTAGCCAAGAGCCAGACCGAGTCGTGTGTACGGGCCTAGCTCGTTCGCAGGAATGGACTTGATGAACTGATCGTCACTCGTGTACAGGTCGTATCGTCTGTGACGAGGTCTAGCAAAAATCATCGCAACACCTCTTGGCTTTCGATGGAACAAAGATGCGCTTCCCGAGCAGAATCGCCGTTGCCGCCTCATGGATCGGCACCCATCGCTCCTTGAACATGAACGCTTGACACTTGTACGGGTTGTATGTGACCTCTTCGAGCAATGGGTTCGTCGTGTATGCGTCCAGCAAGTAATCAGGCAAGGGTTGACTGCTCGCGTCGGTCAGTTCGCCGCGCACAAACGCATGCACGTTCTTCCTGCCCTCGCTCAGCACCTTGGCCCTACCCGCAGGCTGAACCGTGAACTTCACGTCATCAAACATGAGGAACTCGTAGTGATCGACAGAACCACCGATGGGTCGCGCCGATAAACACTTCTTGTGCAGGTTGTAGTACGCCTCAAAGCGAGCCACGACCATCCTCCTTCCTGGGTGGGGGCCGAAGCCCCCACCCGTTAGCATGTTGCATTTAGACGAGCAGGAGATCGAGTGCCTTGCCCTTGATCTCATCGAACTCGCCGAGCAGAACCTTCTCCGCACGCACGCTCTGCTTGTCGTCGCCACGTACTGAGGAGTAGTGATCTGCGAACTCCGTCACAGCGTTGAACAAGCCCCACGCTGTCTCGTCCTGAGCACGAACCTCGCTCTTCTTGTACAACTGGAACACGCTCTGCCGCAGGGTGGACTGCTTGGTGATGATCCGGTTATCAGCCGGTGACAGCAACTCACGGTCCATGTGTGGCTTCACGTGGTCAGGGAACGGGAACAGGGTCGCAAGAACCTCTGCCGCATCCTGGTCACGAAGCGTGATACCGAGGAGCCGGTTACCCATCTCCTGCATGGACTCGCTCATCTCCGTGCTCAACTCGAGGACCCGCTGCGCTTTCTGCAGGTCGGACGAGCCGTCCAGGTGCGAGGTGTGACGGAACGTCACCTTGCCCTGCGATAGCCGTTGAGCGAGCCGCCACGTGTTGGAGCACACGATACGAACGCCGGTCAGGTCGAAGCGAGTAGCAGTCGAACCGTCGAACGACGTGGTACCTGTCAGGTACAGGTTGGTGGCGTCCTTGCCGCCGACCATGACTGTGTCAGGGAGTCGGACGACGACGAACTCACGCTCACCACGACCGAGCGAGCCGACGGTTTCGAGCACAGCACCGCCGCCCTGTAGGGCGTCGATGAAGGAGAAGATCTCGTTGGCAGAGTGGACCGTGTACTTGTCACCCACGGGTCCGAATGCCTTGCGCTCGTTGTCACGCTTGTTGCGCCGAATGACGGCGAACTTTTCAGGGATATCGATGGTCTCGATTCCTGTGCTGTCGAGCACGGTCGTGTGGATAGGAGACTTGCTCCACTCGAAGTCCATGTCTGCGGCAATTAGTGCCTCGTCGATGGACATCGCGGTCGGGGATACGTACCCCAGGCCGTGCCATGCAGGTTCCTTGTACGAGTAGAACCTGTTCTGATCGATTGCATCTGGCATGCTGTCGAACCTCCTTGTTGATTGCCTTGCACGTATGTTACATATTACCATGGGCTTTGATCAAGGCCCCACTTGTGGATTGAGAGGACTACTTGTAGTCCTCGCGAAGACCATCGACGGTCTGGTTGTCGTAGTCCAGGTACGCGATCGCTATGCGAGCGTATGCGTAGGCCCATTCAGGTGCGAACGGTGCCGGTTCAGGGGTCTTCCCCCTGTACTCGACGTGGTGCACGTACATCATGCGAGCCAGCATCGCTGCTAGTTCGTCTTCCAGGCTGAGATTCACGTTGATTATTGGTCCTTGTTGCATTGGTCCGTCACCTCTTTCGGGTGCTTGAGCTTGCGAGTGTACTTGCGCTTGTTCTTGTGTGGTTGAGCAGCGTTGCTGCTCCTGTTTTCCAGGACCCTGCGCTGGTGCTCAGGGTCACGGCGTTGGTTCATGATTGCTCCTTACCTGTGGTGGAGGGCTGCTCTGATCGTGTAGCCAAGAGCCAGGCCCAACTGTCCAGTCCGTCCTGTGCCCAATCGGTACACAGACTGTCGAGCGTGTTACCAAGCCGACCGTCGATTTCATCGAATGCGGAGGAGAGTGCTTCGGCAACTTGCTCCTGGACACGGGGGCTTAGACCGTCCCAGTCCTCGGCTGGTTCGTACGATTCGTCGATGATGCCGTAATCCTCGTTGCTTTCGCTTGCGAAAGAGAAAGTGACGTCGTCGATGTCAAACTCGCATAGCCGCAAATGCATGCGGCCATGTCGGCTCCTGGGGAAGACGAACGTCGGTGCTATGTCCGTGATGGTCAGGGTGCGTGTCGTGCCATCGACTGTGAAGTCGGTGGTTGCGTCGTCCATTACTTTTCCTCCTCGTATTCGTGTGCGGATGGGTAACCCTCGTAGGTGGTGTAGAAGACGGGACCGTCTTCGACCCGCATCTGGTCGACGTTGTAGTGCACGCCGCCGAGACGGACGAAGTCCTCGAAGAGGAAGTTGGAGATCTCGGTCACGTAGACATCGTCGACGTTGTGGGACTCGCCACCCATAACGGTTGACTTACCTGTGAACGAATCGTCGGGGAGCATGTCGAGGAAACGTTCGGCGTCTTTGACGCTGAACCACACGTAGGTGTTGGCTGCGTTGCCCCAGTAGCGCGTCTTGAACGCTCGGCCTTCGCCTCCCAGTTCACTTGTTTCGACTGCGATTGCGTACATCGCTTTCACTCCTTCCATGCTCACGGCCAATCTCGTAGCCGTCCTTGTGTATGAGATAGGCAGCGATGGCGGCGGCCACCAAAGTGGCCACCACCAGCACCGCACTCACTCCCACACCTTGTTCTTCGGCTTGCGTTGCAAGAAGTCGTTCACGGCAGGTTCGAGTTGATCGAAGTAGTGCCCCTGCACACAGAGCATCGTCGCGTCCTCACGGAGGACGAAACTCCAAGTGACGTAGGGTTCGTTGTAGTGGGCTTCGCCGATTGCCCAGGCAGGGACCCTGATGGCTATGAGCACTCCCCCTGGGTTCATGCTCTCGTCGAAGTACCTGTCATCCCACTCGAAGTCGATGACGGTGGCATCCTGGACATCAACGTTGTCCAGGATCTTCCCCCTGTACATGTGCTTGACTGCTTCCTCACGGCCAATAGGCCGTGTTTGCATGTTGCTTTCAGGCATTGATCATTCCTCGCTTTCCACTAAGGCTTGCTCCCCCACCCATGCGAGCTCGGGAACCTGCACTCGAACCGGCTGCGTTAGCAGACTTGCTGTACCTGGCACTGCTTCCGCCCCGCCAGGACCCTGTCCTGTTACCGATCTTCGACTGGTAGAACGCTTCGACCTCATCCACTCTGCCCTTGAGTACAAGAGCAGCAGACTCTGTCTGACCTTCGGCCACCTCCACTTGCTCCGCTTGAGCGATGGCTTCCTTCTTCGCTTCGCGAAGACGTTCACCGATCCGACTTCGGAACCCTTCGTAGAAGTTGCGGCGAGCAGTCCGACCATCCATGCGCTTAGCCTCACGCCTCCAGCCTGACGGATCTTCGTAAGTGACCCACTCGTTGCGGTACTCCTTGCGCTTGAGGTACTGCTCCGCAGACTGAACCATCTGTGCGCTCAGGCTCTGGTACAGAGCCTCAGTCACGTCGATGTCCGAAGGGAAGCCATGAGCAACAACGTAGTTGTTGTAGTGGCTGATCAAGAAGCGCAAGTCATTGGCTCTGCCAATAGCCATGAACAGTTCGATGAAGTAAGACTTCGTCTGAAGTTTGTCGCTCACCTTGAACAGGGTCACGTGCCGTGCCTCCGGCGTCTCACGCTGCTCCTTCGTCTCCTGCCGGAGACGCGCAGCCTCCAAGTCGATACTTGCCAAGGTGGCAAGTTGCTGCGCCTTCTTCATGAAGGCGTCCTGCTCGTGCTCGTTATCGCTGCGCTCTGCCTTCAGCAGAAGAGCACCGATCTTGTCCATGAGATCACTCATGCCGCTATTCCTTCCGGTCGGATTGGATTCATGCCACTCTCCATGAGGAGAGTCGAGTAGACGAACGCCGTCTCAGGGCTGATCGCTATCTCGAAGAGATAGGTGAGCATCCCTGCGAAGGTGGCGTCATGGCCGTGCCCAGGGGTGAGGAAGTGAGCCAACTCGTGGAGCACCACGGTCCTAGTCCAAGCCCAGGCCCCACTCTCCCTATGAGGGAGAACAATGACGCTTCCTGTGCAGTAAGCCTTCTTGCGAAGGTCCTTCCTGCCCAGCCTCACCTCTGGGTGAGTGTGACTCCTGCCAAGTTCGATATTGACTACGTCAATGACGCGACCCACGTACACCCTGATGTGTTCGAGGTCGGAGAACTTGATCTCGTCGGGCAGCACCATGGTGCTGCCGTGCACCTTGTACGGGGCATCGTTAGACATGATCTTCTCCAGCGTCCACTCTGCCCTGTACACGTCCTGCTTACTTGCTACTGCCACCACTTCTCCTCCTTGCGCACTAGCAGTTTCAGTTCTCCGTCTTGGACGACCCACACTTCTTGGGCACCGTCCTCGCCGATCCACTCGATGTACGAGCCCTTGTCCATGAACGGGGCAACTGCTCTGCAGAACAGTTCCTGCTGTCCTGCCTTGCCGTCGTAGTAATCGAGGCTTACAGCCTTGCCCCACGGCTCGTCGATGATCTCCGTATCGAAGCCGAGTTCATAGAACACTTCCTGCACACTTGTGCACGTCTCGTCGTACTTGGGTCCGATTCCTCTGAACCAAGACTCCGTCTTCTGGCCACTCTGGTACGTGCCGCCCTCCTTGAGGTCGTCCCGCTTGTTCAGGTCCTTCAGGACCTGCAGTACCGACCATGTCTCCGGTACATGGAAATGCGCTGATCGCAGATTGACGTAGTAACCCATCGGTTACTCCTTCCTGTGTTTGTATGTTGCTATCGGCCCGAAATGGCGAAAGTTATGTCCGTCTTGCCCGAAGGGCAGAGAGCGCAGGTCTTGCAAGCACCACCATCGGTGGTGATGAGAGGGATACGACCGGCAACTTCGGGGCACTTGCCCACGCGAGCTCCGAGAGCGTCCATGTGAAGATCACGAGCCTCCTCGAAAGTGTCGGCCAGGGTCGCAACCTTCAGGTTGGGGAACCTCGTACGCAGGTCGTGCGCTAGGTCCGCATTGTCCCTGTCCATGGAGAAGTACAAGCCGAGATTGTCGTGGTCCATGATGGCAAGGTGCTTCGCAGCCTCACCGTTACGTGTGTATGCCCAGAACTGGACGTCCTCGAAGATCCCGATGACGATGGACCATGCAATGGTGTACTCCTGAGAGAAGAAGTCGCCATCCCAATGGATACGGAACATCTTCGGAGCACCGTGCTTCTCGCACTCACGGACGAAGTCGGCGATCATGTCCCTGAGCAGGTAGAACATCTCGTCCTGCTCTGCCGTACGCAGGAGATCCCAGTTGTGCTGCAGCAGTCGGCGCACCGAAGGTAGGTAGTTCTCGATGCGCTTGCCATAGCAGACGGCACCGCAGGTGGCGGTCTCCCCTACACAGGAGAAGTCCTTACCGGCAGGTAAGCCGAAGGCATTCTTGATCTTCGATTGGTCGCCACGTGCATTCGACATGTTCGTGGTCTTGCGGTCGTTCGATCGCTTTAGAGTCATCGCGGCCCTCCTTGGGGGTCGTCGTTGTCGGTATCGAAGTTAGCATGTTGCGAATCCCGATGTCAATGACTATTGACATCCGTGCGTGACACGATCACGCGGTGTCCGCGTCGTCGAGCACAGGGAAGAGCCGGTCCGAATCGACCCACTTCTTGCCGGTACCGTGCGCAGGAGAGACCTCGTAACGGAACTTGCCGTAGGCAGGCTTCACGTCAAGCAAACGCACGAGGACCTTCAGGTCCCCTTCGACCCTGAGCATGGCGAACTCTGACGGCACGACTGCCGTAGGCAGGGGCAGAGTCTTACTCATCGCGACACCATCCAATCGTTCCGTAGGAGGAGAACTCCACGGTGTGGAGACCCTTCAGGTAGTTACTTGTGTACAAGGTGATTCCAATCTCTGATTGACTTGAGGCTAGGCAGCCCCTCCCTATGCACGTGCCGCAGCTCGTGCACAGGAAGCGTGCCTAGGAAGTGAGGACCTGGCGTACCTCGTACGAGGTGAGAGGGTTCGACTCGCCGAGACCGTCGCACTCTGCGCAGGAGGACACTTCGTCAGAGTCGAGGTCGAAGCCTGCACCTGCACAGGGACGGCACACGAGGACCCAGAAGTCCTCGCCATCCTCGTCTGTATGTGAGTAGCGGACGCTACGGAGTGCGTAGGGATCAAGCACCTGAAAGGCGTCAAGTTTGCGGGACTCTGCCGAGAGGCTGATCGTGCTCATGTGTAGTTCCTTCCGTCATCGCAACGGCTCATTGGGCCGAAGTCGCTACCTCCCAAAAAGCACACCTACGGTGTGCTAAAAGGGAGCGTGTGGGTCATGCAGGTCATGCGCAGAGTTGGTAATCCTTGATCCAATCGGCGAAGCCGACATAGTCATCGTCGCCGAGACTGTGAGCCAAGCAGTAGAGGTCCATCTCGACCTTGTCGAGGTTCCCCCGTGCCCAGGAGAACTGCAAAGGCGCAAGTAGCGCAGGAGGCAACGTTCCACAGAACCCTGGGACCGCAGTCCAACGCACGGGGACCTCGTCCAAGAAGTCTTCCTCGTCGGTCCACTCCTCACCCGAAAGGGTGAGCATGAAACCATTCCGAACGTCCACCACCAAAGTGGTGGAAGTGTCGCCACATTCCACCGCTATGCGGTGACTGTCGTGGTCAAGCAACATTTTCGACTCCAATCTTCGATTGAGGTTCGAGTGCTAGTGCACTCACAGGAGGCTCAGACCGTGGTCTGAGCCCCCGAGCGAGCACTAGACCGTGAGAGCCTTGGCGATGGCTTCGGAGATCATGTCCTCTAGGACACTCTGCGAAATCCCGTTCACCGTGTGCACCTCAGGCTTCGCCTCGACCGTGTGCAGGGTGTCGCCATGCTGATTCCCCGACAACCGACGAGCCTTAGTCCCCTTCGGGAGGACCGGAGACTCCACAGACTCCGAAGGAGACGGAACCTTCCTCGTGGTCTTCCGCACAGTCTTCGACTTACGCCGAGACCGCTTGGGCTTAGGTGCCGCAGGAACTTCCTGCACAGGACCAATCAAGCCTCCGGCTTCGAGGGCTTCGACGTAGGCTTCGCCAGAAGCGGTGAACCACACGACCCCTTCGGGGTCATCAAGACTTGTTACCGTGCCATCGTCCCCTACGAAGGAAGCGATAACGTCGTCGTTCCGTAAGGAACGAACATGAACCCTCATAGCCTTCGTCAAAGACGAGTAAGCAATCCCCTGGCCATCTCTGATGGCAACGATCGTGTCAAGGTACGAAACCGACATGAGCATGATTCCTTTCGACTGGCCGACCTCATTCGGACCGGCTCGGCACCAACCTTGGCAGCATGTTGCAATCGATGTCAAGCCTCGAACCGTGCCTTGCTCCCCGCCGTTCGCCCTGCGTCATGACGCGAGACCACCCGCCGCATGACGTGATCACCCGCGAGCTCACGCGCACACAGCCTTCGGCACCCAATCAAAGCCCAAGGTGAGCCATAAGGAGCCAAAACCAAGGGGCCATATCTCCGATATGAAAGGACAGGCTGTCGCCTCGAGTGCACGTGAGCATGACTCGCGGTACCCCCCGCCCGCGCCGAAAGGCAGACTGGCCCCTAAGTCCGTTATCGTACAAATCGGACATGTCGGGACGAACCGGGGGCTTTTAACATCGGGCCGCCCCCCTACCCCCCACCTAGCCTGTGAGAAAAATTCACCAAATGGTGGGGGTGTGGTGGTTCTTTTGGGCTATTTATGCCCTTGTTTGGTAACGATTTTGTCTCTGGGGGTTGCATAGTGCCATTCGCAACCCCCTCTTTATTAGTAGAGGGTGAAGAGCTTCGCTCTGAACTCACTAGCGTTCGTTCAGGGCTCGTCTTCACCGCTTGTTTGTAGCCACGAAGTGGCTGCTTTGAGGGCTTGCAGCCCGAGGTCTCAACCTGCCAGAGGTGTACCTGGGGGTACCCCCCTTGCTCCCCCTCGTATCGGGTCTTGTTCTTGTTGATGGCATGTTGTGTTTTGGTTGTTGGGCGTGAGGCTTTGCTGCCTCACGCTTCTGCTGGAAGCAGCTTTTGTCACCGCCGCGAGTTTCTTCCTTGGGGGTTGCTTTTCGTGCTCGCAACCCCCTCTATATAAGTAGAGAGGTTTTTTCGTGGCGAATCTTCATAGGCGGGATAACCGTCCTGCGTCCCAGGTGCGTGATGCCTTGGTTGATCAGGTTCGTCAGGGCTCGAGTATCGCTGCCGCGTTGAAGGTTGTCGGTCGGTCTCGGTCTTGGTATGAGGAGCAGCGACGTAAGGATAAGGATTGGGCGCTGTTCATGGACCGGGTCCGGTCGGCTTCCACGGATCCTGATGCTCGTCAGCAGGAGGCTGGTGAGTTCACGGATTTCGCTGGCCGTTACTTGAACCGGAAGATCTGGCCGCATCAGGCGAACATGGTGGATCTGCTTGAGGGTCGTGAACCTTCGCAGCTTCACTCTTCGATGGTGTACGAGCCGGGTGCTGCTGGGCATCGGCGTCTGCTGGTTAACGTCCCGCCTAATCATGCAAAGTCGATGACCATCACCATCGAGTACGTGTCTTATCGGATCATTCAGGATCCCAACATCTCCGTGATGATCGTGTCGAAGACGCAGGAGATGAGTAAGAAAATGTTGTACGCGATTAAGTCGCGTCTCACTCACCCGAATTACGCTGACCTTCAGCTCGCGTTCTCACCTGTTGACGGGTGGAAGGCTACGAGCGATCAATGGTCCGCTACCCGCGTCTACCTTGATGGTGATTCTCGTACTGGTGAGAGCAAGGACCCCACGATCGAAGCACTCGGCATGGGGGGCCAAATTTTCGGTTCGCGTGCGAGCCTCATCGTCCTCGATGACACGGTCACGTTGTCTAACGCTAACGAGTGGCCGAAGCAGATGGACTGGGTTCGTCAGGAGGTCGCGTCCCGCCTGGGACCTGGCGGTCAGTTACTGATCGTCGGCACTCGCGTGGCACCCGTCGACTTGTACTCGGAGCTGCGTAACGCGGAGCATTACACCGACGGCGTGATCCCCTGGACGTACTTGAGCATGCCAGCGGTACTGGAGTACGCGGACCAGCCGGAAGACTGGCAGACCCTTTGGCCCGTATCGGATGAGGCTTTCGTTGAAGGTGACGAGCCCGACGATGAAGGCAACTACACCCGGTGGACGGGTCCTCGCTTAGCGAGCGTCCGCAACGAGGTCGGACCTAAGAAATGGTCCCTCGTGTACATGAACCAGGACGTCGAGGAAGACGCCGTGTTCGATGCCGTGGCCGTTCGAGGCTGCGTCAACGGTGGCCGCACCAGCGGCCCCCTACAGCCAGGTGCCACCAGCCACCCCAAGAACACAGACGGTTACTACACCGTGTGCAGCATGGACCCCGCTGTAGCGGGGAACACCGCTGCGGTCGCTTACGCAATAGACCGCTACACCGGCAACCGCTACGTATTGGATGTGCGGGTGATGGCGGGGCCTACCCCCGCGCAGATTCGTGACTTGATCTTTTCGATGACTGACACGTATCGGCCTAACGAGTGGGTGATTGAGGCTAACGCCTTCCAGGGTTTCTTGGTGTATGACGAGGAGATCAATCAAAGCCTCGCGGATCGGGGCGTGGTCGTTAAGCCTCATCACACGAACACGAATAAGCAGGACCCTGATTTTGGTGTCGCTTCGATGTCTGGCTTGTTCGGCACGATCGCTACCGGCCCCTCGAACCAGCGCACTCATCAAGGTGACGGTCTCATCGAGTTGCCTTCGTCTCAATCGCATGGCGTGAAGATGCTGATTGAGGAGTTGATTTCTTGGTCTCCCAACGTGAAGACGAAGTACCGCAGGCAGGACACGGTGATGGCTTTGTGGTTCGCGGAGCTTCGAGCGAGGGAGATCTCATCGAATTCCCGTAGGCCTGTGTTCTTCGGGGGCAGTAACCAGTTCCTGAACGAGAGGGACCGGGATAGGCAAATGGTTGTCAATCTCGACGAGTTGTATCAAGCGGATCACGCGGCAGCGTGGGTTTAGGAGGTCGGCTATGCCGATGGTTAACGGAAAGAAGTACCCGTACACGAAGGCCGGTAAGGCAGCAGCGAAGAAGGCTGCGAAGGGTCGAGGTGTCGCCAAGTCAATGGGTACTGCTGCCGCTAAGTCAGCCAAGAAAAAGAAGAAGTAGTGGCGGCGAAGAAAGCCTTCTGGAACAAACCAAACCCGAAGAAAAAATCTACTCCCTTGTCTGGTGCGCAGAAGGCTGCTGCAAAGAGGCGGGCTAAGGCCGCTGGTCGCCCGTACCCGAATCTTGTGGATAACGCTGCGGTGAAGAGGAAGAAGAAGAAGTAGTGGCCTCCAAGAAGCCAGGTAAGAAGAAAGACTCACGCTTGGAGCGTGCTGGCGTATCCGGTTACAACAAGCCGAAGCGGACACCTAATCACCCCACGAAGTGGGGTGTCGTGGTTGCCAAGGAAGGCGATCAGGTGAAGACGATCCGTTTCGGGGAGCAGGGCGCGAAGACAGCAGGTAAACCGAAGAAGGGTGAGTCTGCGGCTAACAAGCAGAAGCGAGCCAACTTCAAGTCACGCCACGGGAAGAACATCAGGCGGGGAAAACTCTCCGCTGCGTACTGGGCTAATAGGGAGCGGTGGTAGCGGCTCATGGCTGACTTCGCGCACGAAGCAACAATTACGATGGATCGACTTCGTCGCCAGAACACCGCACGGGATCAGCGCATGCGTGCCGTGAACTTGGTCCGTACAGGTAAGCCAGAGTTGGTGTTCAAGGGGTTGTTCCCTGGTGACTGGCCTAAGCCGGTCGTGGGCAACTTCATTGATGTTGTCGCCAGGGATACGGCAGAGATGGTCGGCGTCATGCCGACCCTTACCGCTGCTGGTGACAGCGTCCTGGATGAGTCGAAGCGTTCCAGGCAGGACAAGCTGACGCGGATCATTAATGCTCTCGCTTACAGCTCGAGGCTCGGAACAAACCTAGTGACGGCTGCCGACCGCATGAACACGTACGGCTTCGTGCCCTTCCGCGTCGAGCCCAACTATGACGGTGGGAGCCCGTTCGTTCACGTAGACGACTCGATGGGTACGTACTACGAGAAGGACCGCTGGGGCAACGTCGTTCAATACGCTCGAACCTTCTACTACCGTGCAAGCGAACTAGCAGCAATGTTCCCTGAGCATGCGTCGCGCCTGGTGAAGAACAGCGCGTACAACAATCGTGACAGCGACGAGACTCTCGATCTCGTGCACTTCTACGATAAGGACAGGGTTCTACTGTTCGTCCCCAAGAGGGACGGCCTGATTCTTTCTCAATACGAGAACCAGATTTCCAGAATACCCGTGACTATCGCGGAACTGCCGACGCTCGACGGTGAGCAGCGTGGCGCGTTCGATGACGTTCTGTGGGTGTTCGCCGCGAAAGCGTACCTGGCGATGTTGAGCCTGGAAGCCACTCAGAAGGCAGTCCAGTCACCCATTGCCTTGCCGCAAGATGTTCAAGAGTTCTCGTTTGGACCTGACGCGATCCTCCGTTCGCAGAACCCCGAACGTATCCGGCGCATTCCACTTGAGTTGCCGCGCTCGGCGATGATGGAGAACGCGGTCCTTGATGATGAGCTTCGCCTCGGGTCTCGCTACCCAGAGGCTCGATCTGGTGAGATGGACGCCTCCGTCGTGACGGGCCGTGGAGTTCAGGCCCTCATGGGTGGCTTCGACACTCGAATCAAGACGTCGCAAGCGATGCTCGGTGACGCGCTTGGCGAGGCCATGAGCCTCGCCCTCGAGATGGATGAGGTTATTTGGGGGGACGT